GATTAAAGTAGCAAACTTCTATGGAAAATCAGTAGAATATATATTTTTTGCAAGTGCAACCGCATATCGTAATAATTAATAGAAAGGAGATAAAAATGAGACAATCTAATACGATTCAATGCCCATTTTGTAATTATTTGTTTACAGAATCTAAATCGTCTTTAATGGATAAAACAGATGATACAAATTTTTATTTAAGTAAAAATATTGTTAGACCTACAGAGTTTGAATGCCCACAATGTCATAGCAAATTTATAAGTGATGTTACATTTAAACACAATGAATTTTATATGAGCAATGAACATGAACATCTTTTAGATAGTGATATGATCCTTCCAGCTTATGACGTTATTGAAATTAAATGGAATGATTGCCATCATGAAGGATACACATATCGAATATGTGTTGCAAAAGGAACCAGTGACGACAAAATAGAAGAATTAGTAAGAAAAACAATTTTCAACTTAATGGTTTTAGATATTAATTATTATAAATTTTTAAATTGATATTAAGAAAGGATATTTAATATGGAAGTTACAATTGATGCTTATATATACGATAAATTGAAAGAGTACTCTCAGCGATTAGACGAACCGATGTCAGTAATTGCTACTAAGGCAATTAAAAAATATGTCGATGTGAGTGATTATCATGACAATTAATTATGAAAAAGCACTTGTGAGGATACATTATTTGGAGGATAAATATGGCAGCATTTTATACGTGCCCAATGATAATTTAGAGTTCAGGCAAGTTCATAAATTGCTTAATGTTGAGGAAAAGCTTAACTATAAGCGAATTGATAACCTTAATAGATTTGGATATTCCGTAAGTCAAATGGCTCAAATAGTTAATAGAACTAATAGGACAGTTTACACTTATTTAAAACATAATAATATGAGGCCTAAATGTTCTTTTAAATATCGAGTGACAATGCCTGATTTATCTCACAATATTTATACCACATCTTTAATTAATTTAGCTAATATACTTTGTCACACGCAATCAATTAACTTGACAAAATGTGCGGTTAAGCAGTT